GAATGAGATTGTAGAGAAGAAAGGTCTGTGGGCAAACATTCACGCCAAGCGTAAGCGTGGTGAGAAACCTGCTAAGAAGGGTGATAAGGATTATCCTGCTACTCTGAAAGTGGAACGTGCTGACATGTGGCATCCAGATCCTGAGAAGGATAAGAAACTGGGTGGTCCTGGTGCTAATGCTCGTGCCCGTGAGGATAGTGCTGCTGCATCTAAACCAAAGACAGATCCTAAGAAACTGAAAGATGGTGAGTCCTACATGGACTATTCCAAGCGTCAGAAGGCAGCAAAGTCTGGTACTGCTGCTAGCAGATTAGCAGCGAAAGGTGCTAAGACTGGATCAGGTCAAGCACCTAAGGAGCGTAAGCGCGACAAGGTTGGTAAGGCACTTGGTAAACTGGTTGATAAGATCGGTGGTATCAAGAAAGAAGGCAAGTCCTACAAAGAGTTCTGTATTGAGGCTAGTGATCATGGCTGAAAAATTAGATAATGGCACGTACAAGTGCCCTTATTGTGGATTGACATCCCCAAGAAACCACCAACGTCCTAAGACTTGGATGGAAAAGCATGAAGCAAACTGCCCTAAAAGACCATGATCAGTTTTAAAGAATACATTTTCGAGGCAAAGAATTGTCCCGAAGGAACTAGTTACTGTAACAAGTGTGGGTCTTGTGTTCAAAAAACCTGTGATCAAAAGAAGGCAGAGAAGACAGTGAAAGAAGATGCTACTTCTAATAAGAAGATGCAACTTCAAAGAAAGCAACTCATGCTTAATCGTCAGAAACTGCAACTGCAAATGAAGTCAGTGCAGAAGAAGGATGCGTCTCAGGACATGAGCATGAAAGAAAGTGCATGGCAGCGTAAGGAAGGTAAGAACAAAGAAGGTGGATTGAACGAGAAAGGACGCAAGTCTTATGAACGTGAGAATCCTGGTTCTGATCTGAAAGCACCCCAACCTGAGGGTGGTCCTCGTAAGAGATCATTCTGTGCTCGTATGGGTGGCAACAAAGGTCCTATGAAGGACGAGAAGGGACGCCCAACTCGCAAAGCATTGGCGTTAAGAAAGTGGAAATGTTAGGATTCTATATTATATTCGGTGCCATAGTTTGTCTCATATGTTATGCTGGCACCGAAGAAACCATGCGTCTCTTTGCTTTCGTTGACATCCATATTAGATACAGTTTTGTTAAACTAAAATTATATTTCTTAAAACAAAGGGTAAGGCGTCAGTTAAGCAAAGATCTCGGGGACTACTCAAAACTAATTAAGGAAATTAAAGATGACCAACGATAAGGAACTGTCGGATCTCAAAATTGAGAGAAAGGAATGTCCTAAATGTGGTGCTACTTGGATCAACGGTCAACACCGTTGGAACACAGGTGCTATGGGTAGTGAACTAGACCTGGCAGGTTTGGTATGTAATACCCTAGCAGATCAAACTTGCATCAATCCCATACGAGGTATAGAAGGTGGTGATACGTGGGAGGATAGATTTGCGACTATACATAAGTTAGATAGAGAGAAGCGTGATGAATTCGAGGCTGAATAAACGTGTTGGTCCTCTGACACAAAAGGAGCGCGAAGAACATCAAATGCTTATGCTATCTCTTCGTGCTAGAATTCAAGAACTTCGCGAGCAAGATCAATGATGTTGCAGTTTGCTAGGTTCTGTGGAACAGTATTAAATAACCCATGGGGATGTGGACTATTGGCATGGTGCCTGGTCTTCGTTCCCATTATTGGTATGTGGGCAGTACATACTTATGGGTGGCAACATTGGGAACCATTTCATAGGAGTCACAAGTGAGAGTTGGATTAGTAGGTTTGGGTAAGTTGGGTCAGAATATATGTAAGCAACTAATTGATAATGATGTTGAAGTTTATAGTTATCACACAGACCGTCCCATACAAGATGAAGTATATGAACAAGGCAATCTAACTGGTTACGTTACATCATTAGAACTACTAAGAAATAAAATCAAGTTTGATACAAATATACATATTAGTGTAGGTGAAAAACCAGGTGTTTATATACTAACAGATAACTCATTCGATGAGTTAGTATTACATTGCGATCCTAGCGATGTAATTATTGATTACACAGATCATAATTATGGTGTAGATAGAAAAACATACGCTGAAAAACTAGGAGTAAGTTATATCCATGGTGGCCTTTACGGTCATAAGTATGCGATCCTTTCTTGTCAAAATGTCCTTAGCATTCTCTCACTAAATGGAACACGAAGAAGAGGAACACAGTTATGACTATCAAGTATCACTCAGAATAGCAGATGTATATGCTCTACATGATTGTGTCTGCGAACGTCTTAGGATGTGGGCAGGCGGTGAACCAATGCAGCAAGAACACTTATATTATTTGAGAGATTCTCTCTATCGTATTATTCTAGAAGACAGGTTTGAAAATTTATGAAATTTGAATTAGATATGGAGGACTACGCTATCATCCTCAATGCGCTACACTACTATAAGAAAGTAGAGAAGCGTGGCAACTTCAAACAATACAATGAAGATCGTGTCAATCAGTTGCGAGACAAGATGGCATATCAATTAGTACCTAGTGAATATTGCGAACCTAAATCATGAGTGCTGTATTTGTGTTTGGATTTGTTTTGCTACTCACGATAGGAATGGAACTTACTTGGCCTGTTAAGAAATGAATTTACTATTGCGTCCTCTTGATAATGCTAACGATCCTGTGTGGTCAGTAATCATTATGGTGATGCTGGCAGTTGGTGGTGCAGTGTTCGTAGTTGTATACATACTAAGAGAAGCATTTGCGGAGTTAGAAGATGGCAGCAATGACACCCCCAAGTCGGAAGAGTTGTTACAACTTCCGAGTGACGGAGATCAATCGTGTTCTTGATGGTGATACTATCGATGTCACTATTGACCTCGGGTTTGATTTATACAAGAAAGAAAGAGTTAGAGTTGCAGGCGTTGATACACCAGAGAAAAGAACGAGAAACTTAGAGGAGAAGGCTCTTGGAATCGACGCAACCAACTGGCTCAAAGAAAAACTCGAAGGTACTTTGGCTGGTGATGATGAGTTGTCTGTTAGGACTGAACTTGTTGGTGGCACTGGCAAATACGGGCGTCTTCTGGGTTGGCTTTACATTGGGGACGGAACTGTGTCCCTTAACGAGCAAATGATTGAAGAAGGATATGCTCACGCATACGATGGTGGCACCAAGGATATGAATCTGGAAAAACTAAAAGAGATTCGTAGAGCACACGGCACATTGGTGGAATGAAATGAGCGATCAGATCTATCTTGGTAATCCTAATCTAAAAAAAGCAAATGTCTCTCAGGCATTTACACCAGATCAGGTTGAAGAATATGTAAAGTGTAGTAAAGATCCTGTATATTTTATCAAAGAATATATCAAGATCATCTCACTTGACAAAGGTCTGATCCCCTTTACCATGTATGACTTCCAGGAGGACATGACCAGGAAGTTCCATGCTGAACGATTTAATATTGCAAAACTACCACGGCAGTCAGGTAAGTCTACCATCGTTACCTCATACCTGCTGTGGTATGTGCTGTTTAATGATAATGTGAATGTAGCGATCCTTGCTAACAAAGCAGCGACTGCTCGTGAGATGCTACAACGATTACAACTAAGTTATGAAAACCTCCCCAAATGGATGCAGCAAGGTATCTCCCAGTGGAATAGGGGGAGTCTGGAATTGGAGAACGGATCTAAAATTATGGCTGCTTCTACTTCGGCTAGCGCCGTTAGGGGCATGTCTTTTAATGTCATTTTTCTGGACGAATTCGCGTTTATTCCGAACCACATTGCTGATCAGTTCTTTTCATCTGTCTATCCTACTATATCTTCTGGTAAAAGCACAAAGGTAATTATCATCTCCACCCCACACGGGATGAATATGTTCTACAAACTCTGGCATGATGCTGAGAGGGGTAAGAACGAATACACAACCACAGAAGTTCACTGGTCAGAAGTTCCAGGAAGAGATGATCACTGGAAAGAACAAACGATTAAGAACACATCAGAGGAACAGTTCCGAGTTGAGTTTGAATGTGAGTTCCTAGGATCTGTTGATACACTTATCTCTGCTTCTAAACTTCGTACCATGGTGTACGATGAACCTATCCAAAGGAACAAAGGTTTAGATATATTTGAAGCAGCGCAAGAAGAACATCAATATGTAATTACAGTTGACGTAGCGCGTGGAGTAAGTAAAGATTACTCAGCATTTACAATCATCGACACTACCACAATACCATATAAGATGGTAGGTAAGTATAGAAATAATACTATTAAACCTTTATTGTTCCCAAACATCATACATCAGGTTGCGACAGCATACAACCACGCCTACGTGCTCTGTGAGGTCAATGATATTGGTGGACAGGTAGCAGACATTTTACAGTTTGATTTAGAGTATGATAACTTACTGATGTGTGCCATGAGAGGTAGAGCAGGTCAGGTAGTTGGTCAGGGATTCTCTGGGAACAAGACACAGATGGGTGTCAAGATGTCTACCACAGTTAAGAAGACAGGATGCTCTAACCTCAAAGCACTGATTGAGGATGATAAACTATTACTATCAGATTATGATGTCATTGCTGAGTTGACTACTTTCATTCAGAAAGGTCAAGCGTGGGAAGCAGAAGATGGATGTAATGACGACCTCGCTATGTGCTTGGTGATGTTCTCATGGTTAGCAACATCAGACTATTTCAGAGAGTTGCATGACAATGATGTGCGTCATAGAATGTACATGGAGCAGAAGGAAGCAATCGAAGCAGACATGGCACCATTCGGATTCATTGATGATGGGACTGAACCAGAATCATTTGTAGACGACAAAGGTGATAGGTGGCATGTTGATGAGTATGGTGACATGGCATACATGTGGGATTATAGATGAACCTAGAAGATGAATTTGAACTAGAACATCTATTACTAACTCAAAGACGTTGTAGAGTATGTGGCAAGACGAAAGATCTTCTTGATGGTTTTTATATGACACGAAAGGATAGAGGTAACATTCCTAGTGCATATGCATATGAATGTAAGGAGTGTACTATAAAAAGAGTATCTAAATCAAGGATTACAGATAGTACAAAGTACGAATACCCTGACTGGTAATAGGTTCACGTCCGAGTTCCCCAGTGAAAAGGTGCATTATTCTAAATAATAATAGCATCCATTGAACTTCACAGGAGAACCAAGCAAGATGGCCAACACACAGATTTCACCAGGTGTATTGGTTCAGGAAAGAGATCTTACTAACACTATTAACGCAACGATCGATAACGTTGGCGCTATTGTTGGTACTTTTTCCCAAGGACCCGTTGAAGAGATTGTCACAATTTCTTCCGAAAGAGAACTCATTCAAGTATTTGGTGAGCCGAACGAGCAAAACTACGAATATTGGTTTAGTGTCGCACAGTTTATGCTGTATGGCGGTACCTGTAAGGTAGTCCGTGCAGACAACTCTGCATTGAAGAACGCGATTGACACTGCAATCTTTACGCAGACAATCTTCTCAGCAATTGACGTTACATTGTCTGTCCAGAACGCTACTGGATTCGACATCAGCGATTTGCTTCTGATTGACGCAGAACTTATGTCAGTCACTGCTGTTACTGGTAACGACCTGTCAGTTCTCCGTGGTCAGAACGCTACCGCTAACACGTCACACGCTGGTGGTTCACAAATCACCCAGATCAAGACTGTCTCTGCTGCAACTTCACCCCTTAACCAAGGTGGTACGCTTGCTTCTAGTGCTACTGTACTTACCGTTACTTCTAACGCTGCACTTACCGCTGTAACAAACTCATACATCCAAGTGGGTGATGAGATCATGCAGGTTAGTGGTATCGCTGGTAACGATCTTACCGTTACTCGCGCACAACTTGGTTCAACTGCAACTGCTCATACTGATGCAACTGCCGTCAACCTGTTGAATGTTAACGTCAACCAGACCAGAATTAACGAGCAAACCAGCACTGGTGTTACTCCTCCTAAGATCAATAACATTGATACTTACGAAGCAACCACCGAGTATGCTGCTAACAACTGGAAGTTTGCTGCACGTACTCCTGGTACTTATGGTAACAGCCTTCGCGTCGTAATGACCGATGCTGGTCCTGATCAAGTTCTGTATCTTGCCGAACCTGGTCCTTCTGCTGCTGAATGGCAGATGCTTCC